TTTTTGCTTTTGCAAGCTCCATTCCTTTTTTATTAGCTGACTGTTGCTTATAAATTTGATCAAGGTCTTCGGGAGTAGCTTCTAGAGCTTGTCTTTCAGTGGGCAGGTCGGCCCTGAAAGGAGCCTCTTCGCCTACTGCTCTTGCTTCTGCATCAACTCTGCGGCTACTTATTTTTGCAAGCTTTTCAGAGTCGCTAAATTCTTTTAAGCCTTTAACAACATCATCGGCTGTGGGGTTTTTAGCAGTCAGCATGTTTTTAAACACAGGCGCGGCTTTAAACAAACCGTCAACAACAAGACCTAAACCCACATCGCCTATTAACATTTTAAGACGCTTAGAAGCTTGAGTGTCGTTTTCGTCTGCCTGTAAAGCTTGAATAACTGTGTTCTCTGTACCTTCTGGAAAAACGTCAGACACTACGTTAAACAGATTTTCATCTAAGTCAGTTAAAACCTGTGAAGTAGCCGCACCTGCCGCAGTGTATTGCACCATTTTAGGCACAGAACGAGACGCTAGTTTAGGAGCAAACTTCATTGCAAGCTTTGGTACGGCTTTAACTAATGCTCCTGTTCCGGCAATGTATGGAACTATAGACGCAACTGTGCCTATTGCAGTTTCAGGAGCTTTAATTTTTCCTGTTAACGGATCAATGTCTTTAGAGCTATCAAGATATCCAAACCCTGCAAGGCGGCTAAGTTCTTTTTGCTTAGATAGGTTACCCATTTCGTCAAGTCCAAAAGCATCTCCCGGCAAGTAGTCAATAAGACTTACAACATCTCGTTGAGTGTCAAGCAAGACGCGTTTTAAATCGGTAGCTACGCTAGGCGTTTCTTTTTCCTTATCAGCTTTAAAGTAGTTATTAGCATCTTGAGCGGTTGCACTAATTTTAGGCTTATATTGAGACTTTGCATAATTAATAAGCTCTTCTTTAGTTGCATCTTCACCATGTTCTATAGTAATGGTTTTTCCGTCTGGAAGTTCTATAGTTGTTTCAGCCATAATTAAAGTAGTCCTAGCTCGTTAAGTTGGTTTTTATATTCTCTTACGATATCTGCCGGATATTTTTTAGTTCTATCATATATTTGTTTTTCTGATGGCGTTAATTCACGATATATTTTTGACTCTAATTCTTTTGTAGCCTTTTTCTTTAGTCGTTGCAAAGTATTGGCGGTAACGTTAGCGGCTCCGGCTTCTCTATTCTCTGTGTTTCTGCGTCGAGTGTTTGTAAAAGTCGTTAAAGCTTCAGAATCATTTAAAAGAATTTCGTCGTTTGAAATATCTGTAAGTTTATAATAATTTTTATAATCATTAATTTCTTGTTCAGTAATTGTGTCCGTTTCAACTTCTTCGGTTACTGCTATGCTATCACCTGTATTAGCCTCAACAGAAACAGCATCGCTAGTTGTACCGATTACTGAAAACTTACCAGTTCCTGTATTTCCTGTTGTTACTGCTCCTGTTCCTGCTTCTGTTACTGCTCCTGTTTGTTCAAAAGGACTATCGTTTACTCCGTTAGCATTGTCAGGATCAAGTTCTGGATAAGCGCCGACTACAGACTGTAATGCCGCTTCGTCATACGCAAGCAACTCTGCTTTTAAGCGAATAATGTCTGAAATTGCTTCTTTACGATCTGGGTTAATTACGTACTTTTCGTTTAACTGTTCTTCAGTTAGTCCTTCATTATTTTTTCGAACTTTGGCTTCAGCTTGTGTCCGCAGTTCTTCAGCCTCCGCTAAGTTTACTCTTGCATCAATATACGGTTTGCTTGTTGAAACGGCTAATATACTAGCAGAGAGTGCGTCATCTGCCGCCAACTGTCTTTTAGAATAAGTAGGAACAGGATGAGTTCCAAGTAGCGTTCTATAAATTTCAAGATTCTTAGTCCTTTGTAATACAGTTGTAGCTCCCGCTTTGAACCCTTCTTCTATTCCAAGTTTTCTTCCTTCATCAGTAATGTGTTTATTAAACTGCGTAGTAACATTAAATACTAAGTTAAGCTGAGTTGTTTTAGCTTCATCTGTTCGTTCGTCTATTTTTTTAATTACAGTATTTGCTATATCTAGCTCTCCAGTAAACATATCTATAGGTGTCTGCGCTATAATAACTATTCCGTCGCTAGTTACAGTCTGACTTGTTTTATATTCTTGTAAAGCGCCTCGAACTGATTTATCTTCATCTAAACCAAAAGTATTTGCAATTTCACGAGCCTCAACAAAATCCCCACCTGTATCTTTTAAAATCTGATCAAACATCATAAGGTTAGCCGCGCTCTGAGCATACGCAGAGTTTCTATAAGCTTCAACTGCTTCAGCTTCTCTTTTTTCTGAACCAAAAAAAGCAGTAAACTGATTAGTAGATATCTTAGATCGTCCAAGTTCAAAGGCTTTTTCTTTACTACCAGAGCCTTTAAATTTTGTTTGGGCTTCTAAACTTTTAGAATACTTTTTATATGCTTCTTCACCTAGATTTTTAACTTCTTCAAGTTTTAAAAATTCTGATTTATAGGCTCGTTTAAACTGTTCTTGTAGCTCTGGAGTTGAGTTCCACCTTAGATTTTTTTTATTTCTAAGAGCTTGTTCTAGTTGTAAGTCTGCTTGTTCATCAATAAAATAATCTTTTCCTGAAAGTTTAGAAGCTTCTAAATTAGTTGTTACACCATCTAGTTGCTTGTCTATTTTTTCTGCTTGTCTAATCATAATGTTAGTATCTAACACTTCTTTATTTTGCTCAAAGCTATTCATCTGATTAGCCAGTTTACTGTTCCCAATGTTACCTATTAAAACTCCACCAAGCTCTAGCAGGTCAGCTTTTTTTTTCCGCTTACGTGCCGCTTTAGCTTGATCATCTTTTCTTTTACGGACATCTTGAAGAAGCGATTCTCCATATTCTCTTATAGCCATAACATTAAATTCCTTGTGGGGGAGACATTAAACTCTGTTGATCTGGAGCAGGTTTTTCTTCAGGGAAAGCTAATAAACTTTCTTGCTTAGTTTCTATTTTAGGAAGCTCTGCTATTTGTTGCTCCATTTCAGGCGTTATTACATTAGCCGGAACTCGTCCGGTTTGTCCTGCTTTTTGAAGCTTTTTAAGTCTATCTTCTGCAACAGTAACGCCAAGATATTGTTGCTCTATTTCTTCGTCTTCTTCTTCTCCGCGATAAATAACCATTGGCAAGTCTAGTTTTTCAGCTAAAGCAATAATCATGTAGGCAACAGGCTCAACTAACATAAACATTAAGTCGGGATTAAATTTACCTTCTTGAAACTCTACAAAAAGTAAAGTCTGTGCTATGTCCATAATTGCAGTACCATCTCCAACAGCGTTCATAATTGAAGTATATACATCTGGCTCTATAAGCTTACCAAACATGTATTCAGAAGCGCCATGCACCGAAACAAACTCAGGTGCTTGCTCATACAGATCAGGTTTTTCTGGATCGTTTGTTAAAGATTGGCCGGGAATTGGTCGCTTACCGCTAAGTTGGATTTTTTTATACTCTTCTTCTGCTGTTGCCATAATTTAAAACCCTTTAAACTGTAGTGTTGGAATACTGATTAGTTTGATTCATATATCCGTTGTACTGAAAAGCAGTGTATCCGAAAGCCATTGGATTATTAGAAACTTGTTGTTCAAAAGAACGTGCATTCATTAGCTCTGGAGCGCCGTAAGTCCCTACATCTGCTGTTTGAAATTCAGGAATATCTGCGCCAAACGAATACTGATTATATACTGGTTTTTCTTCAAGACCCATTTCTTGAGCGAGTCTAGTAACTGCTTTGTTTTGTAGCTTACCAGTAGCTCCTTCTAAGGGATTGCTTAAAAAACTTCTTCCTTCATTGTACATATTTTTAGGCAAGTCTAAGAAGTTTTGACCTAAATCTTTTACACCTTCTGAGAATGCACTTCCTCGTATGTCACCTGTTTGAAATCTTTTAAACATATTTTTATTAGCATTGTTTAAAGTGTTAAAGTTGTCTTGAGACATATACCATTCGTTATCGCCTATTTTAAATTGAATGTCGTCTTTAATTCCTTTCGGTGAAAATTTAAAATCAATTAATTCTTTATTTGTATATTCACCGCCTATATCAGTAATTTGTTGGTCAGTATACTTTGAAAGAGGGTCGTTTACATTTGTATTTACTCCAATGTTAACATCAGAATCTACTCGTTTAAAGTTACTATCTGTTATTTTGCTTTCTTGCACATCTTTTAAATTAACAGGTTTCTTAGCAATTTCTTTAGATGCGTCATCTGCTGTAGCTTTAAACGCACTTTCATATTGCGCATCTCTAGCCGTAAAAAAACTTTCAGACTGTGTTAAATTTCCAAATCTAGAGGCTTCTCCAACACTACGCGAAAACGCACTGTCTGTAACTGTTCCTGTAGCACTGTTACCTGCACCAAAAAAATTATCAGCCGCATTTGCAAACATATCACCTTTAAAACCTAATTTTTTACCCGCAGTTTTTGCAAAATTTGTAAGAGTTTCAGTAACTCCTTGAGTAATATTGTTAAATACTGTTCCTGCTTTACCAACAGTACTGCTAACAAATCGCATCATGTTTCCGGCACCGTTAATAACACCTGACATTGCTCCAGTATAACCTGCTAAACCTGAAGCTGTTTGTGTTATTCCTGCAATAGCCGCTTGACTTGCGGCAGTTCCGGCGGCTGTAGCGGCGGCGGCGGTAGCACCTGTAGCTGTTGCGGCGGCAGTAGCTCCGGCGGCGGCAGAGGCTCCTGCGGCACTAGCGGCGGCGGCACCTTGAGCGGCTGTCTGACCCGCTATGCCTGTCCACATTGACCCTAAAGCCTGTCCAATTCCCGGCAAAATAAACATCATGGCTATTTGACCAAGCACACCAATTTTATTCATAAATTTGCCAAACTTTTTAAAGGCACTTTTAATTCCTTTGCCAATACTTTTAACGCCTTTTTTAAGTCCTTTCCAAACTTTACTAAAAAATCCCATTATTAAATTCCACCCGTAATTCCACCATATGTTTTAAGTAATGCTAAAAGAGAACCTGTACTAGTTTCTGCATCTTTAGCCGCCCCTGACTCATTTCCAATAGCTGTTGCAAGTAGCTGAGCTTCTCGTTGTTCGTTGTTTTCATAAGATTGTCTTATGTACGCGGCTTCATCTCTTAATGTTTGCCACATTTGAGTTTGATCTAGTGCAGAAATGTTATACGCGTTTTGAACATTCATTTGATTAGCCGCATTAGCGGCGGCAGTGTTTGCAGTATTAGCTTGTCTACGCCACTGAATGTTAGACTGTTCAACAGCCTGTGCGTTTGATGCATTCCATTGATCACGTTGATTATCAATAGAAGCATTAAACTTGCTTATATCAACTTCAAGCTGTGCTGTAAGGCTATCAGCTTGCAACGTATTTCCTGCTTCAATAGCCGCTGTACGATTAGCTTCAGTGACGTTAAAAGACTCCATAGCGTTTCGCGCACTGGTATTAAACTGCTTCATGTTGTTAGACTGACTAATCATAAACTGGTCTATTTGGTTTTGCGAAGTAGCGCCAAATTGTAACGCGGCATTTTTAGCGGCTTGGTCAGACAACAAAGTCTGTTGAGCCATTTGTTGATCCATAACAATACCTTGTTGCTCGTTGTTAAGGTTAGCCATGTCCATAGTTAAGAAGTTTTTAGCGTTTTCTACGGATACTCTTGTACGTGCATCAGCGTTAGCAAGATCAACCTGTGTTAGCATTGTAGCGTTCTGTATTGCTGTTTGCTGATCGGCACTGAACTTTGTAGCCGTCATAGTCTGCATAAACTTACTGTTAGCCAGTGCCATTTGTTGCTCACCGCTAAACTCGCTCATATCAAAGTTAGCGTTTATTTGAGCGTTAAACATTGCCGCGCTTTGTTCGTTGCTAAGATTTGCAAGTCCCATTTGCTGTGCAAGCTGTGCGTTGACCTGTCCTGCCGCCATTTTCTTTTCGTAGACTTGAAGCTCTGCAATGTTCTCAGCAGACATAGAAGCCATGTCAGCTTGACTCCGTGAGCTAAGGTTAGCTAGGCTTATCTTCTCTTCCATAGAAAGATTAGCCATGTCAGCATTCTGTTCAAGCTGTTCGTTTTGCGACATGACCTGAACATAAGTATTAAGCTCTTGTAATCGTCCTCTGTTTCCTTCAGTAAAGTTTGCATTATCTGCGGCGGCTCTTTCAGACAACTCAGCCAACTCCATCTGCTGTTCGTTACCTAAGTTTGCAAGCTCCATTTGCTGTGCAAAACCCGCATTAGTTTTCTTAAAGTCTACAAGAGTATTAAGATTAGCAAGACGCATTTGTTGGTCAGCAGACATGTTAGCTCTTTCTGTTGTGTTCTTTTCAGAAAGTTCTGACAACTCTACTTTAAGTCTTGCATCTAAATTTACTTCTTCCATGCGCGAGTTAAGCTCAGTCTGGCGTATAGAGCGTTGAACTTTAGCGTTGTATGTAGTTAACTTAGACTGCTGTTCGTTAGTTAATGATTCAGAATCAGCACGGTTTAAAGACTCTAAGTTTGCAAGCTCTGTTTGCTGATCAGTACTAAAGGTTTGAGAGATTGCTTGCTGACGCATCTCAGCATTCTTTACGCCTGTAGTTAGCTTAGCGTTTAAGTTAGCAAGCTCTACTTGTTGTCGAGCATTTAAGTTCTCTGAAGACGCTTGGTTTTGAGCCGTAAGATTAGCAAGCTGTAAACGCTCCTCTGAACTCATGTTAGCTAACTCAGTCTGCTGACGGAACCCAGTGTTCTGCGCCATGTGCTGTGCGGCAGTCTGTAGCTGTGTAAGTTTAAAACGATTAGCTTCTGTAAAGTTAGCACTGTCAGTAGCAGATTTGTCAGCTAATATTGCCATTTCCATTTGCTGTGCATTGCCCATACTAGCTAAGTCCATTTGCTGAGCTAGTTGAGCGTTTGTAGTTTTAAAGGTTACTAAAGTTTCTAAGTTTTTTAAACGCATTTGTTGATCTGCGCTCATGTTTGCACGAGAGGTGTTGTTCTTTTCAGACAGTTCAGATAGTTCTATTTTTAAACTGCTATCTAAGTTAGCAACTTCCATTTGCTGATCTAGTTCTGCTTGACGACTAGCTCGCGTAACAACATTATTAAGTCTTGTTAACTCAAATTGATTCTCTGCTGTAAAGTTTGCTGTGTCTGTAGCGGCTCTTTCAGATAAGTTAGCAAGTTCCATTTGTTGCTCATTGGACATATTAGCTAAGTCCATTTGCTGAGCAAACTGTGCGTCAGTTTTACGGAAGTCTATAAGAGTTTGTATGTTTGTCATACGCTTTTGATTTTCTGCGGTCATTGTATCTTTAGAGGCCGCATTCATTTCAGACACACGTTGCATTTCAACCTGTAAAGACTGTGAAATATTAGCTTTTTCCATGTCCTGATTAAGTTCTGCCTGACGCATGGTTTTATTTATTTGAGCATTATACGTTTGTAATCTTGCTTGTTGATCAGCAGTCATGTTTTGAGACTCTGCTTGATTTAAAGCTTGCAAGTTTGCTAAGTCCATTTGAGCATTTGTGCTTAACTGAGCTATAGCGGCTTGTTGAGTCTGTGCGGATGTTTGTTGCGCTCGTTGCTGAGCCATTTGTGCATTAGTTAATTCTGTCTGCTGACGTTGCTCTGCTGAAGTCATAACAGCTTGTTGATTAAATGTACCTTGTTGTACTTGAATCTGCTGAGCCATTTGAGCAGTCTGTGACGAGGCAGTCTGACGGTTAGCAAGATTCTGCATCCGTATCTGCATAACACCTTGAGCAGTCGAAAGATTAGCTTGCTGTTGATTAGACAAGTTTTGCTGTGCGCGTTGCTGTAAAGCTTGAGCATTGCTCTGAGCCATTGGCAAAGCACTTTGGATAATAGCATTAAACAAAGCATCACGGCCTACAGTAGAAACACTTAAACCTCTAGCGGCCATTTGTTGGTTCATTGCATCTATAGCGGGCTTAGCCCACAATGGAGTTTTACCATCTTCCATACCTGCAAGTAAACCTTCCATCTGTGTGGAGACAAGTGCTTCAACAGGCAAAGCCGCAATAGCCGCAATAGTCTGTGGGTCAGCATCTTCGTCTTTTTCTACACGAACTGTTGCAGGGTCTTCAGCAATAGCGGCTGTTATTTCTGGCTGTACGTTTGCAACAACCGCGTTCATATCTGCGGCGGCTACGGTTCTGTCCTTGCCTGTAACAGCTTGCATAGTTGCGGCGGCCATTGTAGGAACACCACCAATTTGTGCGGCATCTCCTTGAGGCGCGTCACCTGTAATAGCTTCACGGCCTACTAAATCTACAGATTCTGCATCGCCTAGTTCAGTAGCAATGCGCTGTGCGGCTTCTCCTACTTGTGCGGTTCTTGTAGCGGCTACTTCATAAGCGGGTATGGCATCTATGTCTGTATTGCCGCCTTCGGGTGTAAAGTCTGCGGCATAGTATTCTGCTTGTGCAGGTTTTTTATCTTCAGGAATAATCATTGGCTCATATTGTCGTTCAACGGCCACGCCTGTTTGATTTTCGCGCGATAGTTCCAATGTAAAATCTTGTAACTCGCCTGTTTGTTCAGCCGTAGCTTCAGCAGATTGATCTTCTGTAACTGCATCTCTACGGTCTTTTTGTGCTTGTACGTCACCCACAGTTGCAGAAGCCATGTCGCCTTGATCAGCGGCTTGACGGCCTTCACGATCTGCAAAACCTGCTTCGCCTACGTCAGCTATTTGTTCTTTCTGTCCTGCGGCAACATTAGCGGCTTCTAAGAAATCTGCGGAGGCAGTAGTTCCTTCAGAAGAACTCATAGAAACGGCATCGCCTTCTGCGGCTGTGCCTGTTTGGGCTTCTCTAAACTCTCTAGAGTTTCTGTAGTCTATTAAAGCTTGATCAGGATCAACGCCACGTTTTTCAGCATCTAATTTAATTTCATCAATTTTAGATTGTGGTATTACTACGCCTGTACGTGTGTCTACATCAGGGCCTTCAACTACAGAAGCAATCTCAGCAACGCCATCTGTAGCGGCTGTAGCATATTTTTTATCAATTAAATCGGGGTCGCGCTGTGCCGCAGTTCCTCTTGCTTCTGTTTCTTTAGCATCATCGCGTTTAGTTGGATCAGCTTTAGAAGCTTCGGCTCCCCCATCGGTTCCACCTGCTTTAGCTTGAGTAACTTGTTTATCAAATTTAGCGGCTTTAGTAGTGCCTACACTTCCGGCTGTTTCAGCATCGTAAGTTTCTCTTTTTTTAGTGTCAGGATTTTCTACTTGTCTACGCGCACCAGTTTCTTTGTTATAAACAAATATATTTCCTTCGCTAGGCATGTCTTGAGGGTAGCCTTTGTTTTTTGCAGGAGTCCTAGAAAACCCTTCTGGTACTCCTGATTCAGCGGCTTGGCTTGCAGAACCTTGTTCGACTGTCAGGGCTTCCGCAGTCACAGTACTTGATGTAGCGTCTGTAGCGTCGGTAAGCTGTTGAACAGCAGAACGGTCAGTAATGCCTTCTTGTGAATCAATACTTACAGAGTCTGCTTGACGAATGTTAGCTTGTGGGCCTGTAACTTTTATATCTGTAGGAGCAGTAGCAAAAGACGCACTGCCGCCACCCGTAGTTGCGCTAAAACCATTAGCCGCGTTCCATCGACCTAGCTCTCTTGTTTCTGCGTCTGTTGGAAAAGCCGGATTTGCAGGAATAGGACGCGGAGTACCATATAAAGGACTATCTGGATTTCCCTCTCCTTGAACCTCGCTAGTCGCTGTTGTTGGGCCTGTTCTAGTTACACTTCCACTGCTCATAGGGTTTTGTTGCGCTAAGGATGAAGCGGTTGGTTGTGTTATGTTAGGAGCTACGAAAACATCTGAAACATCGGGCTTAACTACATTTGAACTGTTACCCGCCGCACCTTTAGGTGGATTGCCGCTGTCATCATAAGGAGCAGGAGACTTTGGCATAGGCTTAGGTATAAAAGCAGGGCTACCACCCCTAGCGTATTTTTTACGTTTCAGAGACTTCAAAGTCTTGTTAGCGTTTTTCTTGTTTTCTTTTTTACTCATCGTTATCTACCTTTCTATTAACAAGTTTTTGAATTGTTTCTGATTCATAAATCCTAATGCCTAGCCATATAATTGTAAACAAAGAAGCAGTAGGTGGTAGCCAACTAATCATAGTTAGTACTCCTGTGCTTGCGGCGGCTATATCTATTACTTCTTTGGTTTCGTTCATAAGGTTTAATCCTTTGCTTTGTTGCCAAGAAAAGCGAATTGCTCTAAAACCTTATAAGCTTTAGCAACCCATACGTCATCCTTTGGGGTTTCTGTGTAATTGCAAACAACACTAGCAATAGTTACTAGTGAAGTCGCAAGTACATATAGGTCTAATAAATATGCCATTAAAACGGTACTCCCCAAGCTGTAGGAGGTGTCTTAGACTTTGTAATCTGCGCGGCTACTTTGTCTTCAACGCGGGTAACTTCGTCTGAGCCTAGTGTTTCTTTTACCCAACCGACTACATTAGCTTCCGTAAGGCTATCGTAGGCTGTGTAGCCTTCTGCGCTTGCGTCAGGCGTATAGGACTCCATGCCCGATACTGTGCCTGTGTGATCGCCATCGGTTTCTGATGCGCTCCAAGCGGCATGTACTACGCCCTTGTCAGAGTCTGTGTTGTATTCTATGTTTGTGATGTTCCAAGTGACTGCCATTTTGTTTCTCCTTTTACGCGGCTTCTGCGGCTGTAATAGCGGCATTGATGGTGGACATATCTTCACTGCCCCAATCATCCATTGCTACGCCACCTGATAAGTATCCTGAACTTCTCATAACACGCTCTTTAACTTCATCGTCTGTCATGTCAGAACAAAAATCGTTGTCTGAATCTAGGGCGTTTGTAATAACGCTTACGCTACCTAACATTGCAGAATACATCTGCGCTTTTTCTTCATCGGTTCTTGTTACTTCTTCACTCATAATTATTTATCCTTCTAGGGTTTCTATTCGTGCGGTTAATGCTTCAATCAAGGCTTGTTGCTCTTGTATAGCTTTGACTAGGATTGGTACGAACTTGCTGTACTGTAGACCCATCTGCTTGCCGTCTTCTGTGTGGCTAGAGACTAGGTTGGTTTTGTTGTCTTTGTCGTATCCTGCCGCTATTTCTAGGGCTTCTACTTCTTGGGCTTTAAAGCCTATGTCCAACCAATCTTCTTTGTGAGTACCATCTGGAGTCTGTGCGTTAAGGTCATAGTCTTCAGCGTACTTGTCGCCATAATTGGCTCTTTTATCCCACTTGTAGGTAACAGGTGCTAGGGCTTTTACAAAGTCTAAGCCTAAGTCTAAAGCGGTAAAGTCTGCCTTATCTCGCGCATCAGACGCTACTGACCAATCTACTTGGATGTTTGCATGGGTAATGTTTCCATCGCCAAGAACTATCCTATTGTCTGCGGTTACATGGTTACCGCCAGGACTTCCTGTGCGTCCTGAATCTTTACCTAAAAATAAATTATTACCGCCGCTTGTTAATGCTAAACCTGCGGCATTGCCCATAAGAGTGTTATTTTGACCTGTAACAAGAACTCCCGCACTTGACCCTACTGCGGTATTAGAAGAGCCACAGTTAGCTGATAATGCTGAGTACCCAACAGCTACGCATCCTGCACCATCATCAGTTGCATCACCTGCAAGAGCGCCCACGAATGTGTTAGCTGTGCCTGTGGTTATTGAGTATCCTGCATCGTGACCTACTGCGGTGTTGTACATATCTGTAGCTGAAGAAGGGTTTTGTGATGCTAAAGCCTCCATACCAACTGCTACTGACTTGCTACCTATTGTATTTGAACCTAGCGAACCAAAACCTACAGCTACGTTAGCGTCTGCATCAGTAATGGCATCTCCTGCGTTACCACCGATGAGGGTGTTTTGAACGCCTGTTGTAACTGCGGTTCCTGCATTTGACCCTACTGCGGTATTGTAAATATTGCCAGACGAATTAACCTGAGCCTTTAAAGCGCGTGTTCCAATTGCTACGTTATTTTGACCGCCTGTTTCAGTGCTTAATGCTTCAAAACCTACTGCAACATTGTCTGCCGCGGCTTGAAGAGCATCTCCTGCTAATCCACCTATGAGGGTGTTTTGGATGCCTGTGGATACTGAGCCACCTGCAAACATACCAACAGCGGTATTATAGGCATCTGTAGCAGATGTAAAGTTTTGAGCAACTAAGGCTTGATAGCCAATAGCTACGCTTCTACTACCTAGAGTATCACCGCCTAAAGCACCAGAACCAACAGCTACATTGTAATCAGCATCTGTTAGCGCATCACCCGCAAGACTACCAATAAGGGTGTTGTTAACGCCTGTGGTTACTGCTTTTCCTGCGGAATGACCAAGAGCAGTATTATATCCATTTGCACCTGAACCTAAAGTATGTGTGGCAAGTGCGTCTGTTCCTACTGCTGTATTTTTATCTGAAACTGTATTTGTTGCGAGTGACCCATGACCAACTGCTACGTTTTGTCCTCCGATTGTTATAGCACCTGCGGCATTATATCCTACTGCTACGTTGTTATTGGCTCCTTGCATTGCATCACCTGCTAAACCGCCAATGAGGGTGTTTTGTACGCCTGTGGTTACTGCGTATCCTGCAAAATGACCCACCGCAGTGTTGTACATAGTAACGGCTGATGCAGGGTTTTGTGTTCGTAACGCAGATGCTCCAACAGCAACTGACGCGCCTCCTAGAATGTTTGTCCCTAAAGAGTCATAACCAATAGCAACATTTTCATCAGCGTCAGTAGTAGCATCACCTGCAAGACCACCAAGGAAAGTATTTTTAACGCCTGTGGTTACTGCGGCTCCTGCTGACATTCCCACCGCAACATTGTATGCGTCCGTAGAAGATGTAAAGTTTTGCGCTAATAACGCATTCATTCCTACAGCTACCGACCTATTTCCTTTAGTCTCTGCACTTAAAGCGTTTGCACCAACAACAGTATTATAATCTGCTGTATTTATAGCGTCACCTGCTCCATAGCCTACAAACGTAGAGTAATCACCCGTAGTAATCGCAGTACCTGCTTCATCGCCTACGACAACATTATAATTACCACCGCTTGTAATGCTGTTACCTGCGTTGACACCAAATCGGACGTTAGAGGTTCCTGCGGTTGGGGTGGATAGAGAGCCGTCTCCTGCTATTTGAAAACGAGGAGAGTTGTTAGTAGAAAAAATCATTGACCCATTAAAATGATTGTTTAGATGAGCAGTATCAGAAGAACTGTCGTTATATATGTTAAAACCATTAGAAGATGATTCTTGACTTTTTAATCTTATGCCTGAAGTTGTTGTTCCAATAACGTCTAAAGCTACGTCAGGTGAGCCAGTTCCTATTCCTACAGCATTATTTTCACCATCAACAAACAGCATATTGGCGTTGCCGTCTGACTCAACGCGGAAGTCTAGGTCTTTGGAGTTGTCATTAATAACAGTTTCAGTAGCGTTCATTAATATGCGAGATATGCCTTCTTCAGTAGCAAGACTCGTCATTAACTCAAGCCTACCGTCTTCTGTTGCATTACTTGCATCTACGATTCTAGCTTCTATCTTGGCGTAACCATGTGCTTCTGCCGCATCATTTTTACCATTAAAAGAAATTGTACCTATTGAATCTCCATCAGCAGGGTTTGCTGATTGCCTATCTAGTACAAGCAAAGGCCCTGCATTTGCATCTGCATCTGTAGAAATAAGGGTTAGCTGTGGGAGGTTGTCGGCTGTGGTAAATGTTGCAGATGTTGCCGCTATTGTAGAACTAAACGTAGCCGCACCTGCCGCTGTAATTGTAAGTCTGTCGTTATTGCCGCCTGTACCAATTACAAAATCATCACTTGTACCTGTGTGCATGACAAACTGGTTAGCTGTGTCGTTTCTAAATGTAATTGAGCCAGAGTTAGCACCGCCAAACCTAATAATATCGTTAGCAGAACTAACATAATCACCGAAGCCGTCTCCGGCTATGCGGAAGCGTTCGCCTCCTGCCGTAGAAAAGCCAAGAATATTTGGATTAATGTTGAACATCCCAGTATCAGAATCATCGTGAAAACTATGTGCAGGAGTGGACGCACTTTCACGACCTGTCAAAACTGCTGAGTTTTCAACTCGCATATCTCCGTTTACTTGTAGAACAGTTGAACCTCCAGATATTGTAGCCCCCCCTATTCCTACCGCATTATTACCACCATCAACAAACAACATATTAGCGTTGCCGTTTGATTCGACTCTAAAATCAGAATCAAGGCTATTTTCGTTAAAAACAATATTACCGTTTTGACTAATGTTTATAGCGGGATTTGAAAAAGTTGTACCTTCTGATGCGGTAGAAGGAACAATTGAGAATGTATTTGATACATGTGTAGCCGCTCCAATCTGCCAATTATATTGACCACTAGCTAATATAAATTGTTGTTTTAGACCATTACCACTTTCCCCACCAACTCTTAAAGCGACTCCAGAACCATTTGATGAGTTAACATATGTAAGCCCTGATACATTCAAAGACCCATCAATGTCAGTATTATCAAGGTTAGTTGTACCACCTACGTCTAAATCGCCATTGAAGTCTACGTTGCCCGCAACAGTTAAAGTAGAGGCAAGATCAACAGCGCCGTCGATATCAACAACATCAAGGTTAGTTACGCCATCTACGTCTATGTCCCCAGAGATGTCTAGGCTTGCCGCAATGATCTCACCGCTTGCGTTGATAGCTCCGTTGATATCAATCGTTGTAGCCGCTATCTGAATCTCTGTGTCAGCGACTATATCTAACTGTCCATCAGTGCTTGAGTTGATGTAGATTGCAGAGTCTCTGAACTGAACCTTGTCGGTTGTAGTCAACTCTACGTTAGTTCCACTGGATGTATTGCTTAGTGCAAGTATTTCGGCAAGTGTATCAACCGTGTCTTGTTGTGCGTCTACATAGGCTTTAATGCTCTGCTGAGTCGCTAGAGCCGTTGCGCTGTTACCCGACATATCATCTTGGTCTAGGATGTCTGTGACGGTTACAGAGCCTGTGCCTGATATAGCATCAAATTCTATTGTGCCGTCTACATCTAGATCGCCGTTAAAGTCTACGTTGCCGCCTACTGTAAGAGTTGTAGCAATATCTACAGCACCATCAATGTCAACAACGTCAAGGTTGGTTGTTCCATCTACATCTAGGTCGCCATTAAAGTCTACATTGCCTGTAACAAGCAAAGTAGTCGCCATGTTTACTGCACCATCAATGTCTACAACATCAAGGTTTGTTGTTCCATCTACATCTAAGTCGCCGTTAAAGTCTACGTTACCCGCTACTGCAAGCGTTGTAGCCATATCTACAGCGCCATCAATGTCAACAACGTCAAGGTTAGTTGTTCCTGCTACATCTAAAGCGCCATCAATATCTACTGCGCCTGAGAAGTCACCTGTAGCCGCATCAAGCTCACCGCTCAATGTAATGTTGGTAGCTCCAGTAACTGCACCATTAAGTGCTACAGCACCATTAATATCTACAGTTGTGGCGGCTATTTGAATCTCAGTGTCTGCAACAATGTCTAGTTGTCCGTCAGCACTAGAGTTAATATAAATAGCTGAATCACGGAACTGTACTTTATCGTCAGTCGATACAGAAATGTCTGTACCCGCAGTAGTGTTGCTGAGTGCTAAGACTTCGCCGAATGTGTCTACAGTATCTTGCTGTGCATCTACGTAGGCTTTAATAGACTGTTGAGTTGCAAGGGCTGTAGCACTGTCGCCTGACATATTATCTTGATCTAAAATGTCCGTAACTGTAACTGATCCTGTACCGGATAGACCGTCAAACTCTATAATGCCATCTACATCTACGTTGCCTGTTACAGTTATGTTGCCACCGACTGTAAGGTTTCCTGTAGCTGTAAGGCTATCAATGTAAGCGTTCTTGAAACGCAAAGCATTTGTACCAAGGTCTACATCGCTATCAGTAACCGGATATACTACACCGTCTTCAATGCGTACTTGCTCAACGGCACTACTGCCTACTTGTACAAAAACGCTCCAACGGTTGTTAGTGCTGTCAACAACTATCTTGTTTAAGAAGTCTTGATCGCCAATTGTATGAATATTACCGCCTTCTCCTGCGCCTCCATCGTGTTGGTGTCCTGTTGTACCGCTACTAGCATACGCAAAAGATGCGACTAGTTGATTATATTCGGTATTAAAAAGTGAGGCTGTGATTGTATCGCCATCAGCAAAAGTGCTTTGTCTTGTATAGCTAGTGCCTGACATTAGTTATCTCCGTGTTGATGGCATATAATCTATATACATACCGTTTACTGAAAAAGGTGGGTTCTTATCATCTGTTCTTATTCTAAAGCTTACTGAGTATCCACCACCCTGTACTGCTTGGCGAACTAAAGGATCATTAGATGCCCCAAAAATAGTATTGCTAAACAGTGAAGTGCCAAAAATAGCGGGGGTAGGCACTGCTGTCATCGTATAGTCTAGTGGTTGAGGAACATCATCGTCCTCATAATCATATCGTACTCTTAGTACAGGCTCTGCAATACCTTCGGGACTAAACGAAAGCTTAACATAGCGCATGTTTTTTCGTGTTCCAAAGTCTCCAAAGTCATAGTTAGGTGTTTTATAAGTTGCACGTATATTAGATTCAACGCCTAAATGTACAAAAGAGTTTCCAACATCATGAGTATAAACATATCCTTCGCTATCTCCGTGGAATGTTTTTTCAGTGCCGTCTGCGCTAAAGCCAGAAGTAATTGCTCTTGCTTGGATACCAAATGTTTCTGACCATGCAAAGCCGCTAGAAGTTAAGGAACCTATAATGCCTTTAGATTCATTAGCGGCTTGAGTTGATGTTGTGTAAAAAATTCTGTATTGTGATTTTTGACGCAATACAACACTATCTACAATTAAAGTTGCAATGCTACTTGCTATTGTTTCAACAACACTTTGTATTTGTCTGCTTACTGAGCCTAACTCAACGTCACCAATACGTGCTGTACCTGCAATTGTTCTTACACCATCAGGACTTAAAAATACTAAGTCACCTGCAACTTCTTGAATTGTGTGTTTATCTAAACAACCTACGTTTTTAGTTACTGGTTGGACTGCAATAGACGCAGAATTATTAATATTTATAAGTTTATAAATACTGTTTTTACAAAATATTACAAGGTCAGAACGGAAGCCACGAACCCCTATTACTTTGTCATCTAGCTTAATGCTTCCTGCACCACTTCCTGAAAAACTAGTAATGTCGTCAGTAGCACTATAGTAAATTGTGTTAGGGTTATTAATATCTCCTGCAACTACTAAGTGTCTGTCGTGTACTGTGCAGGTTGTAGGAAACACAGAACCTGATACTGTTATTTCTTCGGCAAAATATGTTCTATTATTTAATGCTCCAGTGCCTGTCATTTTAAAATAGAAAGGTTTTGTAGCTGAAGACTCGTCAACTATAACAAGCTCGCCGTAAGTTGTATCGCCTTCGTATACTGCGAAACTACACTGCGATTGATTGGTTCTAGTTAGCGTTGAGCGGCCTGTAAAGGCTGTATAGTTATCACCGCCACCGGCAACGCTTGCTCTGTTAATCTGTAGCCATGTAGAACCCTCTAGCGTGAAAAAAATGTTTGTTCCTGAACAAGCTATTAAGCCATCAGCATAAACAAACAATCCTAAAATTGGGTTGTCGCCATTAGGGTTGCTGTTTCCAAATCTTTGAAAGCCGTTAACTCTACGATAACCGCCGTCTGTATCGACTTCAAAGTTTTCAAGGTCTGTTGCAAGCCCCGGCTGTGCTAACATTTCAAATTGGTTCAGGTTAGTATTTAAACCACCTTTGCACGATAAACCAAAAGGTTGTGAACCGGCCATACTATACGAATCTCATTCGGTCATCTTTCATATAAATAGGCGTTGGCCCCATAAGAATAAGTTTCATATTCTTTAAACCTTTTTTATAATCTTCGTTTGAAAATGCCGCCGCTTGAGCGTTGTCTTTAAATTGATGTACATAATATCGCGCTCTGTTTAATAGTACAGCAGAAAACGAATCAGGGAATACTAATACATCAGAGTATGCTGAAAGGGCTGTAGGCTGAACATAAGCAAAGAACCAAATTCTATATACTTTATCAGGGATAGCACTAAGCCCAAACTTTCTATTGTCAGGGCTTTTAATTACACGGCTAGGCGTACCATACTGTTGTGTGTCAGCATCGTCTAAGTTTTCACTAACTCTAAAAAAATCTTTCCATTCTTCAATTGTTGTAAATTTTAAATTGCGGCTTTCATACGGAGCAGTTTCTCCGGAAACACCGACTGTAGTTAAATAGAAATTGTCCCAATCTATATAATTATAATCTGTAGTGAGTGACGAGCTTGCAGGTTTTAGCTCATACCAACGAGTACCTGCTACTGTTTCAACAAATGTATTGCCGTACATAGGATCAGTTTCGCCACTTTCTTCTAAAGACAGAAAAGGCCATTGAGGTTCCTCGTTAACAATATCAAAATAAGCTCTATTAATAACGTCTTTTACGTGCGTCTGTATTCCTACGGAAGAAGAAAAAGAACTAGATGTAAGCTCTACTTCGTTTATTTCGCGTAAGATTTCATTCGCTAAAGTTAAAAAGGTTGTTGCCATGAGTTATTTCGCCTTTGTAGTTTTAGTAGGCTTGCCGAATATAGCATCCCAGTTATCATCAAATTTCTTTTTGTTTTCAGGCTTATACCAACTTCCTGTATCGCCTAATATCTTTCCTCTCTTCTTGCCTCTCATCATTACAGGCTTTGCATCGCTTCCTACTATAGCCATATTGTCCTCTCAAAGATCAGGGGGTTTTTACACCCCCATCTCTAATTACTTACTTAGTCAATACCGTAGAACGCAGATACTAATGCGTCTGGGCGTAGAACCTTAGCGCCGTATACGTGCAGTCCACGACAGATATCACCAAAGCTATCTGGGTCGCGTAGGACTTCAGTGCTTGTGATGGTCTGTGCAGTTGCAGTAGAGCTAATGTGTCCACATACTACTTGACCTGCCGCGTTGCTTGGAGCGGCGATGTTGTTA